TAGCTTCTCAGCTAATTTTTGGATATTACTCCGTATATATGCTTTATCACATATATACCCGGAAAATCTCTTAGGCAGAGGTTTTAGTAATTTTTGTTCCTCATTCTTTGAAAAGAGAATCTAATGGAACTTCCCCAGTTAGCTACTGGGGGGTATTCTTCCACCATAGACGTACAATGAAGATAAAACATTATACATCAATCTAAAATTTAATATGAAAAAACAATTATATAACATAACAGTTAAGCTATGTTCTATTGTATTTCCAACTATTAAAACTTTAGACTATCTAAACAAATATTTTAAATTATTAAATATACTATTAAGTACTCAAGGTCTTCTTAAGACCGTGAAATACTTAAAGCAATGTAGATTACACTGTACTAGGTACATGTGTGGATCTCCATTATTATTTAATAAAATAAAAATTGGTTTAGATACTGATGGATGACCAAAACGTTTAGATTTTCTTAAACCTCTTGCTAAAGGAACTCTAGAACAAAGAAAGTTTCTGATGACTATTCTTTGTTTATCTAGAACTCTTAAAGCAGAGGGTAAAGAAAAACTAAAAATCAAACCTGATTACGAATCAATAACAAAACCTGGAAAGATAGTGAAAACTATTCCTACAGGTTTTATTAAAGAATTCGTAAAAAATTATAACTTACAGATGGAAAAGCCTAAATTTGATATGAAAAATATTTATTTATCAAATAAAGCTGGACCAAATGGTAAGGCAACAAAGACTGCTTACAGTTCTCTGTTATCCTATAGTTATGATTTAATGGCCTCGATATTTAAAATAACGGACCAATCAGGTATTGAATACTTCCAAAGTCAATACAATTATGCTTGAGAAAAGAATTTTCCCTCGCAAAAATTGGGTAAACTTTCATTTATTTATGATCCTGAGTGTAAGCTAAGAATAGTCGCTATAGTTGATTACTATACGCAACTTTTCTTAAAACCTATACATGAAAAGATAATGAATAAACTTCAAAATCTTCCATGTGATAGAACTTATACTCAGAGTCCTTTAAATGAATGAAAGGACGATGGAAATAAGTTTTGATCTATAGACCTATCATCAGCAACAGATAGATTTCCAATTTCATTACAAAGGAGACTTCTTGAGATAGCGATATCCAAAGAAGTAGCCGATGGTTGAAATTTTATTCTATCTGATAGGAAATTTGAAACTCCAGAAGGTAATCTAGTTCAATATAGAACTGGACAACCTATGGGTTCATATTCTTCCTGAGCTGCCTTTACACTTACACACCATTTAGTATTACACTGATGTGCAAAACTAAATGGTTATGATAACTTTTCAGATTATATAATCCTTGGTGATGATATCGTGATAAAAAACGATAAAATCGCAAGAACTTATATGAAATGAATGGGTTATCTAGGTGTGGAATTATCTGATAGTAAAACACATGTATCAGAAGATACATATGAATTTGCTAAAAGATGATTCTGTAAAGGAAAAGAATTTACTGGATTACCAATGAATGGAATTGTCGATAATATCGAAAATCCATTTATAGTAATGGTAAATCTCTATGATTTTTTCAAAGTCAAAGGGAATTACCTAGGTTCTACCAAGAATCTTCCATGTATATTATCTTTACTTTATAAAGGTTTAAGTCTTAAATTATCAAAGAAATTTAATAATTCAAGATTTAAAATGAAGATCTATACCTTCCATAAATCATTAGATTATTCATTTGGGTATCTAACATATGATTCTCTTAGAGAATTATTATGCTTAAATATCAAAAATGAACAATTTATGATCCCTGGTGAACAATTAATTCATACTGTGTATGATGATGTTGTGGCCCAAGGAATGGGAGGTTCCGTCAAAAATAGTATGACTTCTCTTAATAATTTGGCTTCTAAAGTTATAGAAAATAAAACAATCTACAACTTAGAAGATCCAAATGAGTTAAGGAATTATCCTATTTTTAAAGGAATAGTTAATTACATTAATAATTACAAAGATTCTGTCAGTAAATGAGATGTTAACCATCTTAATTACAGACAAAAATCTAAGGAATTATTAATGCTAAATATTGATAATGTATTTGGTAAAGAGAGAAATAAAACACTCGAATTACTAAATACAGGAAAAATATTTAGTTTAGGATTTAAGAAAATAAATGAGACTGATGAAATTATGTATGGTTCTTCAATTGGAGAATCTACATATTCATACAATCAAGATTTATTCTCTCTTATCCAAAATAATTACTCTATTGATCTAAAGAAATTAATAGAATTGGACGAAGGTACATATAAGGAACCGGTGAAAATCACACCGGCTTCTGTATATGATGCCTACGCTAATTTCTTTAATTAGAATACAATAGACATAGATCCTTTATAAAGAAAAGGAGGG